CTCCTTCTTTGGATAAACTTAGGAAGGCCACCATTAACTGGGTTCTTCAACCTCTAGGAAAATCAGAGGATAGGTATCTGAACAAACAATTCTGGCTAGATCAGAGTGATAATCTGATGTATGCTGGAAAGGCAGAGGGGCTTTCTGATACTCGAAGAGCCAGAATGCCAGCTTTCTTTGAGACAAGTAATCAGGATTTACCAAGCTATGCATAGATTACCAAAAAATTTCAATCCAAATCATAGAGTAGTACCTGAAGATTCTCCTCTTTATGACAATCCTAATGATTTAAAATTTCAAGGTCCAGAGTTAAGTTGGTTCTGGATTCCGGCCACTATAGCTGCTGGTTGGTATGCTAATAAAAAGAAGAAAGAAAATGAACAACGAGTTAAAAGAGAAGTTGAAGCGGCTAATAGAGAGGCTCAAGCTGCGACAGAAGAATACAATAGAGTAGCTGGACGGATTACTTCTGAACAGCAGGCAAGAGAGAAACAAGCTGCAGCTTTAAAATCATATCAAACTAAAGAAATAGAAAAAGCACAAGCAGGTTCTGCGGCAGCTAGAGCAGAATTAGGTAGAGTAACTGAAGAAGGTACAAGGGCTGTTGCTTATGCTACTAAACAAACTGCAGCTACAAAATCTAAAATTGAGCAACAAAAAGCAAGTAAATTAGCAGAACAATCTAAATTACAGAAAGTTAAACAAACATCTCCTAAAGCTCCAGGAATTGCAACAACAATTGTTAGAGGACCTTCAGATGTAGGAGGTGTTGGTAAACCAGGATCAGCTACTGGTAAAACTAAAGGAGTAAGAGATAAAGCAGGTAAACTAGTTATAGGTTAAAATGATAGCAGTGCCTCATTTTGAAAAAGAACTTGTTGATTATCTAGAGCAACTTTATCCAGATAAAGCTCCAGATCTTTCTATGGATGAGAAGTTAATCTGGTTTACTGCAGGTCAGGTAGCTGTTGTACGTCACATAAAAGAGCAGTACAATTTACAAGAGGAGTCTAAATATAACTAATGGCTTTCCCGTGGACCGCACTAGCTATATTGGGAACTGGTCTTTATCAAGGCCATAAAACTACCCAAGCAGCTAAAAGAGCAGCAGCTTCTGCTAGAGAAAGAACAGCCCAAGCTAAAGCTGCGGCTGCTCAAAATTTAAGACAAATGCAAGCTGATGCGGCACAGAATGCTAGACAGTTTGATTTACAAATACAGCAAGCAAAAGAACAAACACAAGCTTCTGTAACTGCTTCTGAGCAAGCCAGAGCACAGGCTCAACAACAGATGGCTCAACAGCAGCAACAAAGTGCTTTGATGATACATCAACAGCAGTTACAATCTGCTATTGCTATGCAACAGGGAGCTAGTAATGTAGGTCAAAAGAAAAGATCAGCAAAAAGAGGTACACCAGAAGCTATGAGGACTAAGCTAAGTTTAGATTCAGGCTTAGGACAAGGAGGAACTGGCGGAGCTGGTGAATCCATAGCTACTGGAGCTTTAAATGTATAAGAAAAGTACAGCAGAATCTAGATATTCTTTTCTAGAATCTGAGAAAACTATATATTTAGATAGAGGTATTGAATGTGCTAAATATACCTTACCTACCCTTATAACTGATAACGATAGGAGTACAGGTAAAAATAGTTATACAAAAATACCAACTACATATCAAGGCTTAGGAGCTAGAGGTGTTAATAATTTAGCAGCCAAACTTTTGATTGCCCTGCTACCTCCAAATCAAAGTTTCTTCAGACTTTCTGTAGATGATATAAAACTACAACAAGAACTAGATAACTTTAAAGATTTACAATCAGAATTTGAACAGCAACTAGCTCTTATGGAAAGAGCTGTAATGAGAGATATAGAAGAATCAGGCGATAGGACAGCTTTATTTGAAGCACTTAAACATTTAATTGTTAGTGGTAATGCTCTTTTATATGTAGCAGAGAATGGTACGAGAGTTTATCCACTTAAATCTTTCTGTTTAAGTAGAGATCCTGAAGGAAATATATTAGACGTAGTTATTAGAGAAGAGGTTAATCCTGAAGTATTACCAGAGGGTACAGCACCTAAAACTACTGATGGTAAATATCAAGATAAGACTGTATTTTTATACACTTATGTTGATTGGGATTATAAAAAAGATAGATGTAAGTGGTATCAAGAAGCTTATGGTAAGAAGATAGGTAAAGAAGGTTCAGTTCCTATAGACAAATCTCCTTGGATTCCTCTAAGGATGTTCCGTGTAGCTCATGAATCATATGGTCGTGGATATTGCGAAGAGCTACTAGGCGATCTTAAATCTCTTGAGTATTTATCAAAAGCTATAGTTGAAGGCTCCAGTGCGGCCTGTAAAATTTTATTTCTGGTAAATCCGAATGGTACTACACGCCCAGACAGCCTTGCCAGAGCTGCAAATGGCAGCATTGTCGTCGGAAATCCTAATGATGTAGCACCACTGCAAATGCAGAAGCAGGCGGATCTAACAGTAGCGTTAAATACTATTGCAAGAATTGAACAAAGATTAAGTTTTGCTTTCTTACTTAATAGTGCTATTCAAGCTGGTACTCAAGGACGGGACCGAGTCACTGCGGAAGAAATCAGAATGGTCGCCAATGAGCTGGAATCTGGGTTGGGTGGGGTATATTCCATACTTTCTGTAGAACTACAGTTACCTCTAGTTAATAGAAAAATGGCTCTTATGGAGCGTAGAGGTAGCTTACCAAAATTACCAAAAGACGTTGTACGGCCTCGTATTACAACAGGTTTGGATGCTTTAGGTAGAGGTAACGATAAAGCTAAACTCATTGAATTTATATCAACTCTTACTCAAACAATGGGTCCAGAGGCAATGGCGAAGTTTGTTAATAACAGAGAATTGATAACTAGATTGGCTGCATCTGATGGTCTTGATACATATAAACTAATTAAATCTGAAGAACAGTTGATGGAAGAAGAACAACAATCCGCTATGATGATGCAAGCACAGCAGCAACAGCAAGATCCTCAAAATGATCCTGCTAAACAAGCTGCATTAATTCAAGCAGAAAATGACTCAATCAGGACAGATCAAGAAGTCAACGCAGCCCAAGGCGGTTGAGGAAGTTAAAGCAGACAAAGTTCTTGCAACACCTCCTAAAAAATCTCAATACGATCTTCTTGTTGAAGAACTAAAAGTAAAGAAACCAGAAGTTTATGAGCAATATCGTAAGGCTCTTAAAGCAAAAAAACCTGCTTGGGTGTATCCTGATCTAACTGTCCGTATTGGTTAAACATGGAAGTTAATGTTCAAGGTCAAGAAACAAGTTCATTCACTGAACAGGATAAACAAATTCTTGATGGACAAGAACCTCAACAGGAAACACAGCAGGAAGAATTAATTGGTGGTAAGTTTAAATCTGCCGATGACCTTCTTTCTGCTTATCAAGAGCTTGAGAAAAAACTAAGTCAATCAAATTCTGGATATGAAACTGTAGAGCAGCCTTCTACTGAAGAAGAGGCAGCAGCACCAGAAGCTGTTAATAATAATGAAGAAGGTTCTGGACTTCAACCAGACCAAGAAGCTTCAATCATGGAGAGTGTAGGTGGTCAAGAAGATTTCGCTGCAGTAACTGAGTGGGCTAAATCATCATTAGATCCAACTGAAATTGAGAATTATAATAAGGAAGTTAATAGTGGAGATTATGTAAGGGCTAGGAATGCTTTGCAATCTTTAAAGTTTGCTTATCAAAATGCTGAAGGAATAGAACCTAGTTTAATTGGAGGTAGGATTTCTAATAATAGTACAGATGTATTTAGGTCTACGTCTGAAGTTGAGACAGCTATGAATGATCCACGTTACTTAGTAGACTCAGCTTATACCAAAGATGTTGAGGAGAAAATGAGTCGTAGTGATATACTAAGCCCACAGTTTTAGGTTATTATTAATATAGCTTATGTAATAATTGTTGCCTCTGAGGAGATAACGACAGTTTAAGCGTGGGCAATTTTCACTCTTAATCTATTTTTCTAGGTAAATTCGATGCCTGATTTTTCATCGATTTCCAGATTAGGTAGTGTTAATGGCGTACAATATAACGCCAACGCTGCTGCTGGAAACTATGAAAGGGAGAATGCGAACTTCCTGAAAATCTTCTCAGGGGAGGTACTAACCACCTTCAATAGAGAAACGATTTTCAAAGATCTAACCATGAAGAGGACAATCTCTTCAGGAAAATCCGCAGAATTTCCAATTACGGGTCG